CGAGGTAGCCGCGATGCTTTTGGCTCGCGAAGTTCGCTTGCGGCCGATAGCGCATCGAGAACAGCGCCTTGTTCAGCTGCTCGAAAAAGATCTTCACGTCCTGCGACTCGGCGAGGTCCTCATCCTCGGCCGCGAGTTGGTGCCACACCTGTGTGCGCGGCGTCAGCAGGTCGTCCATCACGGCGGCGAACTTCTTGTTGGCCTGGGCGGCGCGCGCGTCGAACAACCGTTCGGTGCGCTTTTCGCCCTCCATGCTCTTGGTCGTGAACTGCGCCTGCGAGGGCATCACGCGCAGGGCGATGTCCTGCCACCACGAATCCCAGTTGACGCGCTGGCCGGCGAGGTATTCCTGCTCCTTCAGCAGGCTTTGGAAGTCATCGCTCACGTCAGCCCAGGGTGCTCTTCGAGGCGCCGCCGAAGATGTTCGCTAGCACACCGCGCCGCCGACGCAGACGGTCCTGCTGGTCGCGGTTCTGCTGCGCCTGGTCGATCGTCGGCGGTGACGGAATGTCCGGCAGTTCGGGCAACTTCGGGTTCGCAAGACCCGCGCCGCCGCGTCCGATGTTGTAGCCTGGGTCTACCTTCGTGCCGCCCAGGTACTTTCCGGCGATCGTCTTTTCGAACAGCTTGCGCTTGGCAGGGATGAAGTTGCTCATAGCGGCCCGAACATCGGCGGGGGCGCTGACAGAATCAAGTGATTGCATAGCGTGGCCGGCGAGCCTTGGCCTGCTCCAAGCGATCGACCAAGCGCGCGCTGCGCAGCCGGTACTGCGTGAGCGAGATGGAGCCAACGCGGTATGACTCGCGCAGCTCAGCCAAGCGTTGCTGCAGCTCCTCACGTGATGGCATAGCTCGGTCGGTTGACACGCCTGCCCCCCATGCCAAACACGTTACGAGCCTCGCCGCCGCCAAGGTGCATGTACTGCCCGGCCTCGCATGGGTGCGAGTACATGTTCTTGTCAGGCTGATCGTGGAATCGCTCATCGCCAGCGACTTGAATGCGGCGGTAGCAGTAGCGCCCTCCCATACCGCGCCGCGTGACCTTGCAGTCGGGGTGGATGATTAAGCCAGGCTCGCCATCGATGATGCGTCCAAGGGGGCCAGCGACCGCTTCGCGACGCACCGTTGGGTCATTCGTCGGCGCCGGCTTCGCGGGTACGCCTACACCTCTGAGGATCCGGAACGGTGTGTTCTCGTCGGTCTGTGCGCCGGCCTCGCCCGCTGGATCCCCCGTGATCTCGCCGATGGCAAAGCCCGCCAGCTCCAGCTCGTTCAGCTTCGGCTTCAGAACCAGCTCGCCGAACCGCTTCGCGCCCATGTGTTCGGTGCACAGCTCGAAACGCCAGCGCCATGCGCCCATCGGTAGTTTCTGCCCGATGAGTGCCGCCGGAGTCAGGCCGAAGTCGATACCCACATCGATGGGGATCTCGCGGATCAGCTCGAACGCTTTGCAGTGTAGGCTATCGCGATACTCCGGATACACGGGCCTGCCTTCCGAAACGAACCCGTACTCGCCGCGGATGTAGACCTTGATCCACTCCTCGCGCTTGCCGTCCATCTGGCGCTCGTAGTACAGCCGTCCGCGGGCGAGTCGCTGCGGATGATCGAGCGGCAGCTGCAACGTCTCGTCGGTCTGCAACAGCCAGTTCAGATTCTCAGCATCGGGGCCCAGCGCGTCAGGCTGCGCAAAGAACTCCCAGCCGTGTGGTACCTCCTTTTCGGCCAGGCGGTACCACCAGTGATCGTCGTCCGGTGAATTCGTGTCCATGATGATGCCGGACCATCCGACACCGCCGTGCGCGGCTGACGGGTAGCGCCCCACACGGCCGGTGAGTCCGTCGAGCACCGCCTTCGGCACTTCGCGCGCTTCGTTGATCCACGCGCCCGTCAGCTCGAGCGACAGCAGCTTGCGCACGTCCTTCGGCTCATCCAACGCGATGAACAGCACTTCGAGGTCGATGCCTTCGGCGCGGATGTGATGCGTCGGCGGTCCCTGCTCGACCCATCTGCCAAGATCCTTGGGCACCCACTGATGCCAGGTCTTGATCGTCGTTGTGCGCAGTTCTGGGAACGTGTTGCGGATCACAGCCCATCGTGAACGACGCAGTCCGTCTGTTCCCTTCGGCTGCTCACGCGATCGCCGCAGGATCTCCATCACGCAGCAAGTCGACTTGCCTGAGCCCAGCGGGCCGCGAATGCCGCGTACGAAAGCCGATGAGCGCATGAACCTGCGCGCGATCGGCCCTGGCGGCGTGTACGAGATCACAGGTTGATCTGGATATTGAATACTGACTGCGGAGTAGCGGGCTCCTTGCGACGGATGCCTGCGATGTCCGCGAGATCGGCCAGCGCTTTAACCTTGTCCCAGCGCTTGACCTTGCGTAGCACGCCGATTTGCTGGCGATCCTCCCCACGCCCCTCAAACAGCTCCTCGACCTCAACGCCTGCCAACTGCGCTGCTGCTTCCTCGTCTAGCTCGTGGATGGGCTTCAGATTGCCGCTCTCGTCGTACAGCTTGCGGATATCGGCAAATGCAACGCGCCCCATCTCGCGGACGATCTGCACGCGGCTGATCTGTGCGGCTGCCAGCACGTCGCTTTCGATCTGTGCGATGCGCTCTTTCACGTGGGGGCGCTGCAGGAGCTTGCTCGCCTTCACATCAGGACGCGTTCCCTTCCAGCCCATATCGCGTAGCGCCTGCGTCGCATTCGGTGACTTCGCGGTCGCGACCAATTCGCAGAACCGTTGTTCGAAGGACGACAGGCCTAACCGCGGCTTTTTGTTGCATCCGCTTCGCATCGCTACTGCGCTCCACGAACTCTGGTGACTGCTTTCCGTAGCTGAGAGGACGCGTTTTCCACGGATGATTCGGTTTCATGCCCCAGTTCTCTCAGGATGAAGTCGACGATGCGGGCGCACCTCGCCTCGCCTTCTTGCCCGCGCAACCGGTCGACCGTCTCGGTATGCCCAGGCAGACAGCTGACGAACGTGCGAAGGCGCAGCGTGTAGCTGACGATGTGATTGCGGATCAGTGGCGCGTCTTTCATTGCGTTCTCACTTGTGGCGCGGGCGTCAGCACTGCACCGCTCGCGCCGCTGACTTGTTTGAATCGATCCTCGTAGCAGTCGGCCAGCATGCGCGAGAGCTCCGCATCGCCGATTATGTTGTGCTGCTTGAGCAGGTTGATCACGGCTTGTAGCGCTGCGTTCGCGAGCGTCGCCTGCAGGTACGCGTAGGCTGCGACCTTCTCCGTCTTCGTCGCGCCAACCACGCGGCCAGCGGCTGCGCTCAGCTGCTGGAGTGCTTCGGATTCGTTCATGCTGCTACCTCGGTATCGGCTGCGCGCGGCGTGGCAACGAACCCATCCGCGACCATGACCGCGCGCTGGCTCGCAGGCCGAGAGATCCGGGCTTCGCTCGCGCCCGGCAACATCGCTGCGGCGGCCATTGCCGAGTTCATTGGATGACCTTGCTCGCGACGTTCGAATCCGCGCTCTCCGCCCCGCTGGTCGTGTACGCACGCAAGGCGAAGTACCAGGTGCCGGCGGAGAGCTTGTCTACCACGTACGTCGTCAGTGCCGGATTAGCCACCTGCAGGGTCTGCGTGAGCGCCGTCGGTGCGTTGCCGTACACGATGCGAAAGCCGGCCAGCGTCGTGAGCGGCGAGCCGTCGGTGTTCGTGGTCGGCGCCTGCCACTGCAGCGTCGCGCTGCCATTCGCCTGCGGAGGCGGCTGAGGCTGCGCAGGCAAGGCGATCGTCACGATGTTGGACATCGGGCCGGCCTCGGTGCCGCGCATCGCACGGACCTTGTACGAGTAGCTGAAGCCGCCCGGCAGATTCGTGTTGGTGTACGCCGCGGTCACGACGTCGGTCTTGATCAGCGTCATCGACGAGCAGTTGACGCCGGTGCAGCGCCGGACCTCGTAGCTCGTCGCCTCGGGCACCGCCGACCAGGTGAGCGCGATGTTGAAGCGCGTCGGGTCGGTGGCGTTCGGCGCTGACGTTGGCGCGTCCAGCACCGGCGCGACGAGCGCAACCGGCTCGGGCGTCGGCGTCGTGCACGCACCGGCTGGCGCTTCTGCCGGCGTCCACGGCCCCGCCGTCCAGCAGGCCGGATAGGCGGCGCTCACGTACGCGCGCACCTGCTGCCAGCTGCCGGTCGCGGGGGCTGCGCACTGTGCGGTCTGCGTTTCATCCGCTGGCTTCGCCCCGCACGTCGGTGTCGGTGGCGGCGTACTCGGCTTATTCAGCCGGTACGTGCCGCCCTGGATGTGATCGCCCGCCGGGTTGTTGTAGCAGGCAACGAACGCGGTATCGAACCGAGTGTGGTCACTCAGCTTCGCGCCGCTCGCGTCCTGGCACTGCCAATCGAAGGCGCTCGAGCGCGTCGGTGCCGTGATGGTCTGCGCTTGCGCCGTCGCCTGCAGCACGCCGAACAGCAGCAGCCCGATGATGAGCGCGTACAGCCACCAGAACTTTTGCATGTACCAGGTCTTCGGCGGCATGAATTCGTCGTCGTGATCTTGCGTTGACATGTCAAACCTCGCTACTGAAATCGCGCACGCCTTGATCCCCGCACCCTAGATCCTCGGCAAAGCGCCGGCTCGAATACGGCCGAACGCGCGGGGCCTCGTCTGTGTTTGCGGACTTACGTATCGGACGGAGGACGCGCCGATCTGCCGCCGTAGTATTCAATTCGCTAAACCTCCCGTATCTGGATGCCGTGCAGTG